TAAGGGGAGAAGCGACCAGTTTTCCATTCGTAACCGACACGTCCTTGATGAACAGCCTTGCTGTATTCATCATCGGTGCCTTTGAATTCGTGTTTGGACTCAACGTAGGGTCCTGCAAGGGCAGGAGCAGCCAGGGCAAGAGGTGCCAGTGCGGCTAGAGCGATTGCTTTCATTTGTAATTCCTGTTTAAAAAAAGATCAACGACTTTTGATCTATAAGTAATTTAGCATGGGTTAACCGTCATGTAAACTAAGGTTAGTTTAAACTTTAAGTAACGGTCAGTAAAAAGGGTCTCGGTTAGGAGACCCTGATGATTAACGAATGAACTTATCCATTCTCAATTTAATGTAATACATCCCGATGACCCAGAGGGAGAAGAGAAACCCTTCTCCGTAGGACATGGTGTTCCAAGCGTGTACTGCTTCTCCCATCAGTCGTCGTTAGCGAGAGCGGCGAAGTAAGACAGAGCATCGTCGTCATCCGACGTGTTGGCACTCATCTTCTCACGGAAAGAAGACTGAGGGGTGATGTCAGGGTCGTTGAAACCACCAGTAGCAACAGGGGTCTCCTCTTCTTCTTGCTGGACTGCTGCCACTCGGGGAGCAACGTTCAGCACAGCATTCAGACGGGAGTCCAGCTCTTCGTAACCTTTGAACTGACCGTCAGCAGTGTACTCCTCCAGGGAGTATGCCTGCTTCCAGGTTGCTTCAAGTTCATCGTCATCAGCAGACAGAGCAGCGACACGATCAAACTCACTGGAATCATAGTTCCAGTAACCAGCAACGGTCTTGATCTTCAGCTTGAAGTTAGCACCTTCCCAGAGATCAAAGGGGTTGACGGGAGTCTCGTCTTGGAACTCGGGTTGCATTGCTGCCATGATCTTGTCAAAGATCTTCTTACCATAGCGATACAGGAAGACCTTGCCTTCGTTCTCGGGGTTCTTAGGATCTTTCACAACATAGATGTTGCTGTAGTAAGACAGTTTACGTTTCTGCTTACGAGCAACGTCCTTGTCAGACTCCACACCACTGTTCCACAGTCCATTGTTGTGGACACAGACGGGACACTTCTCGTTCTTGGTAGTGAGGCAGTTCTCAATGAACCAACCACCAGGACCTTGGAAGGCATGGGAGTACAGTTTTGCCCAGGGCACCGTCTCCCCTTCGGGAGCGGGCAGGAAGCGGATGACAGCATAACCGTTACCGCTAGCGTCAAGTTCGGGCTTCCAGAGTCGTTCGTCGGCACCTGATTTTTCAGTGCTGGACTTCTCCAGTTCCTTCTGAAGGAATTGGAAGTTGTTCTGGGACTTGCGCTTTAGATCTGCAAATGACATTAGATTACCTCGGATTATTTCGGATGTGTTTGGATGGTTGGGTCTTACGTACAGTCAAGTCTCCCTGACTCATCTGCCCAACGAAGTTAGTATAGCAATGGGCGGGTGAGGATGTCACTCCTCTGTGCCACTCTCCAATTTGTCCTTCATCGTAGCGACTTTGGACAGGAGATCATCAAAGAGTTCACCGATGGACTTATTGGCATCGCCACCTAGCATGACGGCAGCCATCTTCATGGACTCTACCATCTCTTTTGCTTCAGGATCATCACTAAGACTCAACCTAGCATTAAAAATCTTCTGCTTTTCAATCAGTTCTTCAAGCACGTTGAAGTATTCCATCTTCTTCTTGTCACTGAGGACAGGAAAAGCATGGGCAGATTGAAAACAAAAACGTTGGAGTTCCATCATCTCTTGGAGATCTCCACGTACCATTTCTGATTGAAAGAAATCACTCATAGTAACATCAACTTAGCTCGACTTGTTTTTTTCATGAAGTTTAACTTCTGAGCATCATACTTAAGTTTCTCCTTAAGTGGTTTGCTAATTAATTTAGGAACGGATTCGATTTCGATCTCGTTTTTTTCACAGTAAAATACAATAGCATCAATGTAATTCATTTCGTTTTCAAATGCTACCTTCTCCACCTCCTGCGAAAATCTCGCAGTAGTCATAAATTTATCCTCCAGATCTTTCGGCATGTTTGTCTTGGTATTCTTGGATGTACTGTTGTAACAAAATTAGATATTCTTTTTTGGGTTTGACCACGCTCACTTGTGGGTCTCCCTCCTCTGTTGCTACAATAGTCACCAATTGCTGTACGGAAATTCCATACAACTCCTGAAGCATACAAGCGTAGCCACACTCCTGAACATAGTAGTCCAGCAGATAGTTTTCAGGTTTTTGTTTCGCTGATGTCTTAAAGTCAATGATGGATAAGACTCCATCGAATTCTGCTATACAATCAACTCGACCAGCGATTTTAAGCACATCTGAATAGAGTGCCGCTTCCTGTAGGTATATATTATTTATACGGTCCAGGACTTTTTGTGAAGTGTTGAACATAAACCAAGGCAAAGGCATGTCCTTGTACTTGGTCTTGTCTAGTTCGTTGTTAAGATAATCTTCTACCAATTTGTGGTAGCGAGTACCCCTAGTCGCTGAACGAGTAGAGATACCCTGTGCTTTCTCTTTGCCAACTCTTGCTCTCCATTTAGCAAGACCTGCTTGCTTCTTGGAGTTGTTACTAATCACTGTAGTGATTGAGGGATACTTGTTACCTTGTGGGGTCACATAGTATCTCTTCCCATCGATTGTAACTGTGTTCATCTCAACAGGATTGTCAATCCCTACATGATTAAAGAGCATTAGAATCCTAGGTTAAGTTTAGCAATGAGATAGTTCTTGACAAGACCAGAGCGAACGATGTCTTCGATGCCGAACTCAATCATGGAGAAGTCTTCTTCCATACTTTGAATGATCTTCATAAAGTCAATGATCCCTGTACGTTCATTAGACTTTTGGAGATCAGACTGACGAGCATCACCACAGAAAACAATCTTAGTATCTTGACCACATCGTGTGATGATACTATCAAGTTCGTGGAAGTTCAAGTTCTGACACTCATCGATGATAACAATAGAGTTGTCCAGTGTAGTACCACGAAGGAATGATGTAGACCAGAAGGAGATAGTTTCCTGTGACTTCAGGTTCTCATACAACATCTCAAAAGAGTTATCATCAGGCATCTCAAACATATATTTTACCATATTCTTGTAAGGAATTTGGTATAGAGATGCTTTGTCTTCGTGAGTGCCAGGAAGGAAACCAATCTCCCTGGTAGAAACTAAAGATCTAACAATGTAAACCTTTTCGTATGGTGTGTACTCATTCAACACATCTTTGAGTGCTAAGTACAGAGCAACAAATGTTTTACCAGTACCAGCACAACCATAAGCAAACAGATTCTTACCCGATTCATAAGCATCAAACATTAATGTTTGATTCTCAGTCAACGGTTCAACCTTGAGAAGATAGTCCTCATTGATAGGTTTCTTCCGCCTCATCTGCTTGGCAGTCATCTTTGCTCCAGGAGCTTTGTTTCTTCCTCTAGGCATAACTTACCACTCTACTTTTGATCCAGGCATGTCTGCCATTTTTTTCATGTGTTCACCCCAACCTGGGTGAGTCTTGTTCATCTTGTTACGCCAGTCTCCGACTTCTCCGACACCAGCACAACCTTGTGACCAGTCTTTGTCCCATTCAGGATTCTCTTCCTTCCAGGTACAGTATTCTTTCATGGTCATGTAGAGAGTCTTAGTCTCTCCAGTCTCTTTATGTTTAACAGGATATGTAGGCATTACCACTCCAATGCTTCAGCAACGATAGGGAACTGTTCTTTAAAGATATCACGACACGCCTCAGCGATAATCATGTGCTCTTTCTGAGTACCATGAGCACTCCGTAGATCTATATAGTGGATCCAACTACGAACTGAACCCGACATGTAGATTTTGGTGGGTGTTGCTAGGGGAAGCACCATGCGGGCACACTCCTTAGCAATTCCCAAGTCAAGCATCTGCCTGTAGATACTCATAGCAGAATCAAAGTGTCTTTGAATAGTAATCTCAAGTTCTTGCTTGGTGAAAGCATCGATGTCATCGATACTATTCTGACGGTTCTTTGTATCTTGACGACGAAGATCAAACAAAGGCAGTTTCTCTGCTAGCAAAGAACTATCAGCATACCGTTGGGAAAACTCTTGATATGTGAAGCTACGATGACGCAGGATCTGAGCAGCGATTGCCCTGGTAGTAGAGATCTCCAGGGTCATGAACGCTTGCTCAAAGACAGACCAGTGGTTGTGCTTGATACAGTAGTTAAGGAGTCCCGAGACCTTCGGATTCTCCTGGTTGTTCGGGTTCGATACTCTCGCTACGTACCCCATCGTCTTCTCCGCTTCGGGAGTCACTGAGATCAGTCTTACTGGTGAATCTGTCATCGATGTATCCGAATCCATAAAGTGAACGTTCTTTGGCATGTACTAGTTTACGAAGTTGTTTTGCCTGATACAACTCCTTCTTGATTCTAGCATACTCTTCGGCATCATACAAGTGACCTTTCTCTGCTGCTTGTTTAAGCCACTTAATATATTGCTTGAGTGATCTTGGGTTATTAGTCTGGGTATCCATCGTCGTCTCCTTCATCGTATTTAAATCCAAATTTGCTGGCGTCCTGCTGTAGTTCCAACTTAGGTCGGTAAGCTTCTGTGTCTGAATAAACTTCCGACTTCAAACTGTCAACTAATAGCTCCAGGTTCTTGACGATTAACTTTAGTTTTTGTCTGTCCATATATGTGTACAGTTTTACCAATTATACACATAAAAAAGAGGGGTGTCAACCCCTCCTCTGTGTGTAGAAAATCTAGTTCATAAGTATACCTCGACAGATTCGTTTACACGTCTGTTGTCCTAGGGCATCACATTCAATTAGACATTCGTAGTAATCAGCAATCTTTTGATTTTCTATTGCCAAATCATCGATAGTATCTTCCAAGTGACGCCACTCATTTAACTGAGCTCTTGATAAGAGATTGTGCATTAGTCACCCCCATATCGTTTACATATGACAAAGGGAGGAAAGGATTCATTTTTTCACCTCACATAATTCTACTACTATCTAGTAAGATTGTCAGCAAATTCTAACGAAATCAATAGGTTATACAACAACTCTTATTTTTTGTATACTAGACTACACAAAGTATGTAAAGATAAAAAAAGAGAGGGCGTCAACCCTCTCTGTCTATCTTCCAGATTTTATCCGCTCTAGATTTTAGATCTATCCACTTGGCATAATGTACGCCACGATAAGTCAAAATCCGAAGACTTTATCTGGATCGTGTTTTGATGGATCATACTCTGGAAGGTCATATTCAAATCTGACCTTCAGCATGTGTCTACCCCCTATGAAGAAGGAGTAGTTCTCCATAAATCATGCCAATGAATACTACACAACCTAGGGACATGAGTCCGACTACTTGTAGTGAGTACATGGCGATCACTTGTTATAAGATGTACCACGATAGCAGAAGACACCATGGGTATCTTTTGCTTCCACACACTTAGTATCATACTTCACACCACGATAGGTAGTGTGAGTGATCTGAGCATCGTGAAGGGCAGCAGCTTTGTTGATCTGCTTACGGATGAGGTTAAGGGTGTTCATTGTAGGTCTCCTAAAGAAATGAGGTTATTAATCCCCGTTCCTTCAGTCGTTTGCGTCCCAATACCAATCACATTCTGGTGCTGA